TATGGTTGAGCTTTCCGTTGGTAATGATTGGCCTCTCTTCAACAAGTGGATCGGTGGCATTCCGCGGTCGGAGTGCTTTGTTACCATCCCGGGCAAGATGAACCAGGGCAAGTCTTCATTTCTTGCTAACCTGGCGTGGCGCCTGATTGATAACAATCCGAACGAATGCATGGTTCTCTACCATACGGTAGATGATTCCCTGCCTATCTTCCTGCCTCGGCTGTGGGGATCCAAGTTCGAGCAGGTTAGCTACTGTGATGCCAAGCTCAATGACGACGGACATAAGTCCGGCTGGTATTCGAATGACTTCAAGAAGGCTGGCTATGCGTTAGATCGCTGGCCGGAGTTCCAGGAAGTCTACCAGCAAGCCATGGCTTGGACCCAGGAGAAGATCGAGCGTGAGCTATTCATCCCAGAGGACGTTTCGACACTGGCTGCTTCGCTGCCGGCTCTGGAGAACCGCATTAAGGCACTACGTCAGAAGTTTCCCGAGCGAAAGCTCGTTGTCATCGGAGACAACTTTCATCTTTATGATTTTCCAGGCTTTCAGGACGGAGAGGCTAAGACACGCCACATGTCGTCTTTTGTTAAGGGTCTTGCGAACAAGTACCACGCGACCATTATCATGACCATGGAGCTGCCTAAGACGTCTCTTCAGCCGGGCGTTCGTCCGCGCGTGCGGAACATCAAAGGTACCGGTGGTATCTCATACGATTCATCCCTAAACATCGGTGTTTACAACGACATCAAGGACTTTGGGGATGATGCTACGCTGGTGGATCCGGATCAAGATCACAAGGATCCTATCACCAACGCTCCACCTTATCGTAAGCCTGTCTTGGAACTGGTATTCGATAAGTCGAAGATCAACTCCTTTGACGGCACGATCTATTACAGATTTGAGCCCCGATCAGGGCGAATGGATGAGTGTAGTCTGGACGACCAGGCTAAATATCATAAGCTCGCCAATGAATACAAGGCTACCGCCAAGAATACTGACCCTACAATAAGTAGCCAAGCGGCTCACAAAGAACCGTTCTAATGGTATAATGAGGTAGGTGGCAATATGACCGGCGACGAAATGGAAATCATTCACCCCGAAACGGGGAAGAACAAAGGGTTTGTGGACTCTGAAAACAAAGTCCACGAAGCGCACGAATGTGAGTTTCACGGCGACCATTCAAAAGGTCTGGACGTGGACGACAAGTGCGTAATATGTGGAAAGACTCTGGGCGATTTTATCGCTGAGGACTTCGATCCCACGAGGGTCCATATCCCCATAATCATCGATCCCGAGGAGGACGATAATCATGAGCAACAGTCCAAGTAACGCTGCTGCGCGAATACAAGCCCAGCAACGAGCGATGGCAGGCAAAGATGTTGTCTGCGAACGTTGTGGTGGATCTCACTTCTATGAAGTGCAGGTTACCAAGTATCTAGCTGGAGGGTCCGGTTCTGTTGAAATCCTGGCAGATCCAAATGAACAAGTGTTCCCTCTTTTGATCTGCCCGTGTGGTTTCCCGACGCTTCCCAAGCCGGCAGTTGGTCGCCGTGCTGGTGGCATCTACGAGACTTCACACAAGCTGATGCGTGACTCCGTCACGAAGGCTCAGGCCTATCTGAATAGTCAGACCACGAACGCTGTCAAGGGTGAAGTGCTCGAGTCTGCTGCTGGCAAGTTCGTCGAGACCCGCGTCGAGGACGTCACGAAGCGCGTGGATAAGATCGAAAGCGATCTTTACAGCAAGGCCAATGCAAAAACAGGAAGTTAATCTCAACCCACTCCTGGCCGGTCGGAAGATCGACCAGGAGTTTCTGTCTCAACTCGAGGTGACGGATGAGCGTCAATATCCTATGCCCGGCGCGATCTGCAAGAACCCGGGAGATCTTCGTATCAATCTGGCTTCCACGGTTGCGAAACCGAGTAATGAACTCGTGCTTGCAGAGCATCTCGCAACTATCCGTCACAAAGCATCCGGCCGTGTATTCATCGTTTACCGGGACACAGTCGATGCCCTTTTCCTTGAGAGTCAAGACATAAAGAAATATCCTAAGTGGTTGATGGACGACCCGCGCAAGCAAAATGAGAGGTCGATTCGCATCAATGAGATGTTAAGGGCTCCCGCAGACAAGTATGATCGTGCTTGGCTTGGCGGGGACCTCGATGACAAAACATACGATACCTTAGCTTACTTCTTGTACCAACTTAGAACAAGCTAAGAGGAGGCTACATGTCGAAAGGCATGAATAAGGACGAAGCTATCTTCAACCTAAAGCAGAACTGGGATGAAATGCATCCCAAGACTAAGAAGGACCTGGTATATTCCCTACTGGGCCATCGAATGAAGTTCACGGAGATCGCAGAAAAGGTCGGCCGTTCGGTTGAAGAAGTGAAGGAAGCGTGGAAGGGAATCATAGTCGAGGTTGCTCCTCCGGAACCTCAGACTAACTCCGTCCTCCCAGAGGATTGTGGCAGTTCACATACCTATCAAGGCATGGTGGCGCCAACCTGTTGTGGTGGATCTGGTTGTAAGAAGTGCTGGGATATCTTCAGCACGGTGAACAACATGGATACAAGTGTTGTGAGCCCTAAAGTGGTTGAAGTATCTCCCATGAAGACGATGTACGCCAAGAACTTTGATGAGATCCTGGCGGAGTATCGTGATTGGGTAGGCTGGCATAGCTGGCCGGCCGGCACTGAAACAGGTAAGGGCCCTGGGAATCCTGATTACCTAGAAGGTTTGATCGTTAGCGACATCCATGCTCCATTCCACGATGAAGCTCGCTTCGATAAGATGATCGCTGACACCGCTGGCAAGGTAGATATCTGCATCCTCGCTGGTGACGGCCCTGATTATCATAACTACAGCAAGTACATGAAGTATGGGCAGCACTTCTCTGTTCGAGAAGAGCACAAGGCCTTCTTGCTGATTCTCAAGAAGCTTTCTGCAGCTTATCCCGAAGTCATTATGATGCCCGGGAACCATGATGAGCGCACTCGAAAGAAGTTCGCTCAGCTATTGCCCGCGGATCTCTATCAGAGTCTATTGGACTTCCATGGACCTGATGCTTTTGACTTCGCCGAGCTGCAAACCAAGCAGTTTGAGAACATAGTCATTCCTGAAGTGCCTACGGATGGCTTCGCCGAGTATCGATTCGTCTATCAGTGTGGCGATATCGTCATCGGTCATCCAGAACTCTACTCGCGCATTCCCAACAAGAGTGTCGGTGGGTTCATTGATTGGGTCTACAAGAAAGCTATCCCAGTAGGCCTGGTTCATCTTCCCGTCTCTGCGGCCGTAATGGGTCATACCCACATGGCTGGCAAGACCTGGAACGATTATCAGGTTATTGGCATTGAGAATGGCTGTATGTGTCTGACTCCAGACTATGACGCTGGTCCCAAGCTTGCCGGGGCGCCACGTCCTTTGACCCGCGGTTACACCTTGTTCCGTACGAACAAGAAGACGGGTCTCACCGCAACGAATGACATCAACTTCGTTGAGGTTGCATAACTTGTAAGCCGGGAGAGGGTAGACTTCCTATATCGGAGCTCTGCCCTCCTTCCCAATAGTCTCTCTTCTGTGGTATACTAGGTATAAGAATGTGAGGGGCTTATGTCTTTAGTTAGGCCAAAGATGTCAGAATGGTTGGAATGGGATCTTATTGAACAGAGTCCTCTCAATCTAACATATTGGTGGATGGCATTCAGCTGTTTTGATTGTATTCATCAAGGTAAGCGGGTAATGTTTCTGCTCCCGCGGCTGTCGCTGGTTGACTACATAAATAAAGAGATAGCCAGGCCGAAAGGTCAAAAGAAACTGCACTGTAATAAAGTGCCTGGTCTTCGTAATGGTAAGACTTACGTACGAGCATGGGGATACAGTATTAATCCCTTTGATATCGATGGACGTATTGTAGTACCATTCACTGAGGACATGGAGGATTGCTACCAGAAGTGTAAGGCGATGCTCGGTAACGATCCTATGGATGAAACCTGGCTGGGAGACACTGGAGAGAAGGTAGCTCGTGTTTACTTCTCTAAGAACCTAAAGCTTCAAGTCTCCAAGAAAGACCCTACTCTTGATCAAGAGTATAAAGGACATGATTTTTATGTTGAGGATTCAAAGTGGGGTATCATCCAGGCCAAGTGCCGCGCGGAAGATCAATCTTATGTGCTTTCAGTAAACGGTGGTCCCACTAAGTTACCTTCAAAGGTAGCTACTGTTGTTGATTCGCAAGGCGACATGATACCAATGATCTTCTTGCAAATGTACGAACGAAATAAAGAAGGGATCAGTTCCAAAGGAAAGAAACATGACGGAAAAAAGAATCATAATGCCGGGGGATCCGGAGTGGAACACACAGTTGTCACCGGATCAGGAATACTCGACCCAGTCGCAGCAGATTATGCCGTCGCAAAAGCTGCCTGATGAAGTCTTAGAGGCGGCATTCCAAGAGGCTGTGCAAGAAGTAAAAGAAAAGCTTGAAGTAGCACAAGAAGCACCGCCGGAAGCCCCTACGCCAGGGCCCCCGACGGCCAGTTATCGGTTCCACCGGCCGGCAAGGCAGAAATCCTTTTCGATTCCTGTGCCGAAGGCCATAGACGCTACTCTATTGGAGGACTTGCCGCGGAGATGGGAACGCCAGTGCTACGTGGGCGATGTGGAATACGTATCGGTAGAAGGTAGTGAGTTCAAGATGCGTGTTCGTCGCCCAGGATTTAAGAAGGGTGAGCATATCACCCTGGATTCAATGACGTTTTACCCTGGGATAGGAGCGCTGTATGGATTCGCCGAAGGAAAGCGTGGATCGTTTGCTGTCCGTCCGGACCAGGTTAGCTTTCAGATGCCTGAGAACCCTCCAGTGGCGCCGGAAGTGGCGAGCGTACAAGAAAAAGAGGTGAGCGATGCAACCGTGGATGGACAAGACCCTCAAGTATAACCAACATGGCCGGCCAATAACTGATAACCCGAAGGACAAGCTCTACGTCGTTAGTTCTGACGTGGATGGTGTTCTATGCAACTGGGTGACCGGGTTCTTGGGAGTCTTCAACGAACTGAATGGCACTCAGCTGACTGAAGATCAGTGGGTGAATGATGAGCCCTGGAAGGCTGACAATCCAATCATGACGAAGGAGCAGTTCGAGACTGCCTTCGATGCTATGCTTAAGATCCCGGAGTTCTATTTGAACCTCGAGCCTTATCATAACGTAGACTTCGTCGCTATTAACAACGATTTGGACGATGCATTGTACAACATGTACGCTGTCACCGTCCGTGTTAATCTCCTAGCCAAGGAGGGTATTCAGGATACCACTCAGCTCCTTTCGCGTTGGATTCGCAACCAAGGAGTGCCCCTGATTACCGGCTGCAACGCCGGCGGAGACGACCGTCCTGCCCTCCTTGAGCAGCTGGGAGTGGATTACCACTTGGATGATTTCCACAAGCAAGTGAAGGAGATCAACAAGCACGGCAAGACCAAGGCCTATCTTATGGACCGGCCGTGGAATAGGCAGTACACGGAACTCGATGATGTGCGCTGCACATCGTTCGATGATTTCCTGATGAAGACCATATTCGCAGATAGAGAGGTAGAAGCACGGAGTGAGTAATGCTACCAGCTCAGCTGATAGTGGACGTGTTTAGTTGTTTGGCTGACCTCCTGATTGTGGTATTCTTTATCATAGAGCTGCGGGATAGCTTCGCGCACGCTCGAGAAGAAAGGATTCGACATAAGGAAGCCAAGGAACAGTCGAAGAAGATGATTGAAGTGCTGGAAGCGCTTCATAAAGTCTTGGCCGCTAAGGCCGAGCAAGAAATAGAAGTACTAGAAGATGTGCATGCTGAGCTGAGTGAGATCAATGATCAGCAACAGGAAATGCTCAGCGAAGAACCAGACGCAACCCCCGCCTAAAAGGAGGTCCTCGTGGCCGACAAACCAAAGAAACTACAAACCTATTGCATCCAGGCCAAACTGAACTTGATGGTCTCAATCGAGGTCTCGGCTCACGACCTGGATGAAGCTCTCGCTATGTCGAAGGAGAAAGAAGTATCCGACTTCGTCGACATTCACGGCGACTACATTGATGGCAACATGCGCGTCACTGGTGTTTACATAGCAGATTGGGATTTGGGGAAATAAGGAGGAACCGTGGCCCTAACACGAGAACAGGTTTTCAAGATCATCGATACCGAGCGGCAATATCAAGACAACTTGTGGCCGCCACACGATGGTCACAAGAACTCAGAGCATTGTCTAGCTCTGGCTCAGTGCTATGTGCGCAAGGCTGAAGATGCGTGGCTCAATGCCCGCGACGAAGTCTCCACATGGCAGCAACTGGCTAAGCTCGCCGCTATTATCACGCGCGCTCTGGAAGTTGGCAACGAAACCGAGGCGCTCCTAAACGGATTGCGCTAAGAACATGGAAAGAAAGACGTTCGAAAAGAAAGATGGAACTCCTGTGCTGATGCAGGATCTGAAGCTCGGTGACATCTTTCACTGCATAGACCCAACGGAAGATCAGACCTGGGTCATGGCAACTGGAACTCCTTATGTCGTCATGCAGGATGCTGTTGGTGACGTCTGGGGTATTCCGGTCGAGAAAGCACCGGAGTAATCATGGCTTACCTTACTTACACAGGTCAGAAAGTCACCCCAGAAGGTGGCGTTCCGATCCTGGAAGACATTGCCTGGCAGCTCCTGCACGTTTGCCGATATGCAGGAGCATGCCGCGTCAACTACACTGTCGGAATCCACTCTATGTTGGTGGCCGACTTTGTAGCACACACTCACCCTGAGCTCGAGTTCCCTGCGCTAATGCATGATGGGACCGAGTCTTGTGTGGGTGACATACCTAAACCCTTTAAATCCCAGGAGATGCGGCAGATAGAAGACATTCTGGGAGATAGGATTTGGGAGCAGTTCGGATTGCCACAGCTTGATGAAGCAGCTCATGTCATCATCAAGCGTGCAGATATTCGAGCACTCTGTGCAGAAGCCGCCTTAATAGGCCCTCCGGGGCTCGTAGAGGACGGAACGAAGAACGGCTGGTATGAACATAGGCCGGAAGACGTAGAGAAGCTCAAAGGCTATCTCTCCAAGTATGGAGTTCATGCTTGGGGGATTCAAGAAGGAGACCTCGCCCAGTGGGATTTCACTGCCCGCGCGCGAGCCTGCCTCGAGTATAATAAGACCCATGCGGTATCTAAGAAAGGGGAGTATCATCCCAAAGTTGTCTACACTAAAGTCGCCTAATATGGTCTTAGGCATCACAGGGCATCGGCCTAATAAACTAGGTGGATACAACGATGCAACGAATCGATCGACAGCTATCAAAGCTGTCCTGAGAATGCTTTATGCTCAAGGACAGCCTAACTGTGTCGTTTCGGGCATGGCCCTGGGTGTCGACCAGTGGGCTGCGGAAGTAGCCCTCGAGATGGGAATCAAAGTTCTTGCGTTGATCCCTTGCGCAGGCCAGGATGCTATGTGGCCTGAGGAATCCAAGAAGAAGTACGCTGAGCTGCTAGCTCGTATTGCGCAGGCCAACGGGTCTGTTGAATACGTGAGCACTCAGTCGTACAAACCTGAACTTCAGCAGATGCAGAAGCGCAATCAAGCGATTGTAGACTACTCTACGCACATATTCGCTGTCTGGGATAGGTCTTGGGGTGGAACAGGGAGTTGTGTACGTCTGGCTAAGAAGGCCTCCAGGCCAATAACTATCCTCCATCCCACCACTATGGGGCTGGTCACTCTTGAGCCACCCGATTATAAGGAGCCGGAGGTTTAACATGACAAAACCAGATCCTCTTTGGGTCCATGGACAATGTGATAGGATACTCTACACCCTCATTCGATGGGCGTGGAACTATCATAAAGGTAAGGTGTCCGCCACAGGCAAGTATTTGACGAAACCTGGGGAGTTGGGCCCGTCGCCACAAGAGATAGATAAACCTACACGCTATGCTAATGAAATAGCTTGGCGCAAAGATGATCTGGAATGTCTTACGAAGATACTGGAAGCTAAAGTGCCTGACTGGCCTGTGACATGGGATTTCCGTACTAATCTTCCTCGGTGGAGGAACGGTATTATAACCAAAGATGGCGCTAGAGTGGTTACCATGGACCTATACTTCCAGAATCTGGTGGAGATCATTCGGCTGTTGGAGGCAATGAGAGATGGCAAAACAAAAGAAAGCAGAGAAGACCTCGCTGGTATTGACCTCTCCAAATACTAAGCGCATTCTGGGCTTGGATTTGAGCTTGACTGGCACCGGGTGGGTCCTGTGGACATCGGATTACACCTGGGATTCTGGTCTCATCGACACTGATGGGATGTCCGATCTGACTCGTATGGATCACATCCTAACGGAGATCTCGAATAAGATCCCTGTCAATGAACTCAAGCAGAGTGATACTCTGGTTGTCATGGAGGACTTCTCCTTCGCAAGTAAAGGAGCGTCTCTGTTTCAGATCGCCGGCCTGGGCTTCCTCATCCGTCATTGGTTGTGGAAGCACGACGTTCAGTTCGTTCTCGTGCCGCCTACAGTACTGAAGAAGTTCGTTGGTGGCGCCGGCAACATAGACAAGAACCTCATGCTCCTGAAGACCTACAAGCTCTGGGGTCAGGAGTTCAGTGACGACAACATCTGTGATGCGTACGGTCTGTCTCGTATCGGCCGCGCGCTCCTGTCCTGGGATAACGATCTTACGGCTTATCAGCACGATGCTCTTAAGCAGCTAGGGAAGAGTAAAGAGTAAGGTACAGCATCCTAAATGGGGATTTAGGATACTAAATGCCAAACACAATCAGCATTGATAGGGCTCACTATGCGTCTAACTGGGCGCTACCAAAAGATAGTGAGTTCAACGACCTACAGGTCGTCAATCAGGCGGGAATAGACTATGCATTCATGCCTGATGGGCCCGAGAAAGAAGACAAGCTTCTCGAGCTGGTAAAGTACTTTCACGGCTATGTGTACAAGTACACTGATCTCATTGTGGCCGGGCACCTCCCGCAAATGCACTACTACAATGGGGATACACGCCGCTTCCTTAAGTACTTTCTCCCCAAGACAGAGACTCCGGATAAACAAGCCTTCGCCAGGGTGGCAAAGCACTTGCACCTGGCATTCCCACAACACACAGCAACGGACGTCTACGACGTTCTGAACACGTTGCTCCTTCGATGCATCAAGAAGTACGATCCGAGCTACGTCGACAAGATCAAAGAGATCGTACAGGTGATCAACAAGCTCAAGAAGAACAAGCACATTACTCTCGATCAGATCCAGAAGAAGGTCAAGTATGACCCAACTGGTTCTGTTCGATTGCTCGCGCGGAAGGGCTACATCCATGCCATCCGCGGCGCCGGCAAGAAGCTGATCGGATACCAGACCACTGAACAGTGGCCACCAAGTAAAGAGTTCCTTTCTTCAGGTCCGATCGGCTTCGTATACTTCGTCCAGACATGGTTCCGTTACTATCTGCAGGAACACATCGATGAACAGATGAAGACTCTTGAAGCGCGCGCGTGGGAGAAGATGCTCCAACTCGAGCATCGGACCGCGGGCGGAGAAGATATGGACTACACTGGTGATGTTCCTCATGCAGATGGTGATCTCACTGATGGTAGTGGTCATTCCTGGGCGGCTGACATGTCTATGGTAATAAAGTGTTTGGACCTGTCTGCCATCACGCCGGCTTGGGTAGAAGGTACAACAGATCCTCTATTTGCCAACATGACCTATAGAGAAAGACATCTGATCTACTTGTACTACGTACAGGAAATGCCCTGGAAGCAGATCTCCGAGACCATGAAGATGTCAATCAACCAGGTACAACGGATCCATAACGACATTCTTCAGTTCCTGAAGTCCAAGTTTAAGGTCCCTGTGCCAACCCCAGCGCCTGCTATACTAATCAGCTCTTGAGGACATAGCCCGATGACTAACATGAAGGTAATCACCAAGAAAGTCGTCCAGATGACAGACGATCCTGCTGTCTATCTTCCTGTATCTGAGGACTCTTACCAGTATTCTGGTCCTGTTGAGTTGGCTGTGGGTTATACCGTTTCCGGAACCATTGTTGACGGCAGTACCAACCCGATCTCAGGTGTCACAGTTGCTTGCACAGGTCAAACAAGTGCAACCACAGGCGCACCTGGAACTTTCAGTTTCGGCGGCCTCACAGGCACCGTCACTGTAACACCAACCAAGACTGGCTGGACATTTGTCCCAGTCAACATAGTAGAGACAACTACTGATCTTGCATGCAACTTCGTTGGGACACAATCATCTTTGGCCACACCGACGTTTAGTCCTGTTGCCGGGCTGTACGCTGGAACACAGACAGTAACTCTTACCAGTGCCAATGCAACTCATTTCTTTTATTCGGTTGATGGCACCACTCCTACTGAAGTAGGTGGTGTAGCTGGCCCAAGCACCTTCAAAATACTGGCTGCGACTACAGTTCAAGTACCACACGGTCTTACTCTGAAAGCCCTTGCTTATGACAGCACGGCTACTTATTTGGATAGTGCTGTAGGCTCCGCGGTATACAAGATCCTCGCGATCTCTGCTATCAGCCCATCCAGCGCACAGATCGATGAAGCTGGACAGACATTACTGCTTGCTGGTGGCGTGGTCACCGGCGGCACGACCAACGTAACAGATTGGTCTTCTTCGGTCACAGGTGTTGCAACTGTTGGAGCTCACACAGGACTGGTCACAGCAGTAGCACCTGGCTTGACAGTGATAACGGCCGCATCAGATGAAGTAGGCACCCTTACCACTACAGCAACGATTCAAGTAGGTTCGGTCGCAGCAGCAGATGTCACTTTCATATCGAACTTCTTCCTTGGTTTGATCAAAGGCGTGGCTTCACCATTTGAAGCCACTCAACAGACAGCGATCCAAACGGCGGTGGCCCACATGCAAACAGGGACCCTGACGACGGCTGATTTGAACTTGCTACAAAGTATCTTGAACGTGCAGTACCAGCAGTTGAATACAGCAGGACCGTACCAAGCCGGCCAGTTGGCAGCAGTAAAGCAAGCCTTGGCGGACATACGATCTCTGTTATAATAGGACTTAGGGGATAGAGGGCCCCAAGGTCCTCTCTAGACCCAGCGTAGTTAGGCCTTGGATGCCCTTCCTGGGCGCGCTGAGCGACAAAGGTCTGGAGATTGACCTTGAAGCCATCCTGCAATGGTTGGGGCCTCCCAAAGGCCCACAGTAAGGACGAGCTGATTAAGCTTGTGAAGCAGACGTTATCCTTACAGCCAGACTACTCAGTTATTGATCTGGACCTCCCCTCTAATCAACATGCCTGCCCACCTGACTCCGATCTCGGAGTCTGGTTGGATACATGGCATCTATTTGTAGACATCCTAGGCTCGAGTGATGACGCAGAAGTTGGCATTCGGGCAGCTAGGCTTTTCCTCTTTGAGATTAGCACAAAGTGTGCTAGTATGTTATTCAGTGCCGATGCTAGTAAGCCGCCTCTGGATCAGTTTGGCTCGCCAGGCAAGTGCCTAGAGCTGCTGTTCAATGAGAGTTCGTGTTATACTAATATCAGGCCCATTGCTATTTACAAGGGTCGAAAAGTTTACCTGGGCACGGAGCCCTCATCAACAAAGTCTTACATTCCTTAAGGAGGAACGAGATCAAATGATTACTTTAGGAGTTTTCGTAGCAGTAGCAGTTGCAGAGCTCGCAGTATTCTGCGGCGGTTTCTACGCTGGTGTGAAGTTGGGCATCGGTGAGCCGGAGAAGCTGTTGGCCGAACTTAAGAACGATGTTCTCGTTCTTCATACCAAGGCTACGGCAGATGTCGAAGTTGCCAAGACTTGGGTTCTCGCTGAGGTCGCAAAGATCAAGGCAAAGTTGTAAATCGTAATCCCCTCCAGCAGGCGCTCCCGCCTGTCGATGGAGGGAAATGGCCGCGACCTTAAGACGCGGCAACAGTGGAGCAGCGTAGAGGTCATTCCTCTCTGTGAACCACTCGAAATGAACGTGGCGGAATAGTTCGTCCTAGCTATACAATAACGTCGGCAAGGCCCGGGCGGTAGCCTTAAAAAGCGCTGTCCGGTTGAATCAGGGCCGGGGTCAAGGCTGGGGGAAGTAAACGCGCGGGGATAAAGCGGGCTGGCCTTATGGTCAGTACTCATCGGAACCCGTGACCGTCGGTTGAGAAAAGGTCATTGCGTGGTGGAGACGGGAATCCACGCCGTTCATTTCATTTCATTTTCTGTTGCGGGGTCGACTAGTCAGGCCGATGTCGCCAGTCTCATAAACTGGAACCGAAAGGGCACCGTGGGTTCGAATCCCACCTCCGCTACCATCTTAGTTGTAAGCCTAGGGGTAGCTTAAGATCGAAAGCCCCGGATAGTACCGGGAGATACCGGACCGAGACCGGGCCCCTAAACCTTTAAGGAGACGACCATGAAACGAGTCGCAACTGTAGTTGCTAATGATGGAAACACACGTACGAAAATCACGATCGAAGTGAACAACAAGGGACGTGATTTGACGCGCGACGAAGTGAAGCATGTAGTTGATCGCCTCACTGGTGACGTCTTCGCCGCGGTACAGAAGACTCCATACAGCAACTATCCCGTCACCGAAATCAAGGTGAAATAAGTTCTGCAGGCCGTAGGGTTGGTGCAATGGTTAGAATACCGGCTTTGGACCGGAGATATCCGTTCGATTCGGATACCCTGCAATGAGATTAGTGCCGACAGCTGTCCCAGTGCAACATTGGCGGCCGTTCTGGGGTCGGCCTTGGATTTATGTGCCGTGTTAACTCAGTCCGGTCAGAGTGCCTCTCTTACAAAGAGGAAGTCCGAGGTTCAAATCCTTGACGCGGTACCAGATTTAAAGAGGGCAGATGTTAGAGACCCCAAAAGAAGTGCTCGGTGAGGGATATCCTCTGCCAACAGAGCAGGCGCGTAAGGAAACAGCGCCCATCTGGGAACGAGCATTTGAGATACATGCGACGGCACATGTAGGTGATAGTCGCTTCCACGAAGGGAGCATGCTCCCAGTGAGAGGAGATGAGTATCACAACGGTACTCCCTACTGTGACTGTTACATGCGAGCCTGGCTGGAGTTTCATGATCCTGTAAAGATAGCAGAACCCCAGGCTATAGTGCGTGAGAAAGAACGACTACGCGAGCTAGAAGAAGAGAGACAGAAGTTCGCGATAGAATACTTTGAGAGAGTTGTATGATCATCGAGCAGGGTGAATGCAATCTTAAGGATTGGATCAAAGAGGTCGGCATGTCCGGCCGTATGCAGTCTGTCCTTATTGCTTCTTTCCGCGGCGCTGATTCAGACGACTCACCGGAAGTAAAGAGAGTCGTACGTTGGATCCGTAAGCAGTGCATCAAGCTGAACAATCCAAGATCTCATTTCATGAGAGACACGGAGTTCATTGATATTAAAGCTCTTATGGATCAAGATGCCTGGCAATGGGATCGTTTGAAGACACACTTCTACGATCACCTGAAGCAGGCATTGGCAGTCATAGCATTCTTTCATCCTGATGAGTGGGTGCAGGCAAAAGCACTTAAGGCCTACCACGATCTGACAGAGCACGAGAGCATTGTGCCCGAGGACCGTGTAGACTTGGTCTCGCGATTGGCAGATACTAAACCGATCGCGCGCGGTGAATGGGTAGTGCAGGACTGGGTCCTGCAGTTGAGTGGTAAGATGCAATCAGCTTTGTTCTGCGCTATGCGCGG